AAGTTTCAGGTTGGTTCCATATTGGGGTATTTTTATTTTCAATATTTGTTTCAATTCAAATATTCTTTAAATGAAGGAGTGGTTACTATGTGAACTTCGTCCACTTTCCATAATTTCAGTCAAACTTACTACATCAACAAAGTGCACGGAAATGCACTATAAAACTAGAACACAATTCGTTACAAAATAACGTGGTGTCGCTCTACCACGAGTCGCAAGTGAGCTCTCTACAATAGGATTACCACAATATCAAAGCTTTCATCTTAGGGTGGGGGCTTTTTATTATGTATTCGAAAGGAGAAAAGAAATGAAACCACAAATTGAAAACAATTTTATGTACCACGCACCAAAAGAAGGGCAACCACAAAAGTATGAGGCTATTCGTGAAAAGGCGAAAGAGCTTGCTTACTTAATCGATGCAGAGTGTCCAAACAGCCGTGAGAAGTCTGTAGCTATGACTAACCTAGAAACTGCTGTAATGCGGGCTAACGCTTCAATTGCACGTAATTAAGAGCCCTTCACAGGGCTTTTTCTTTTGCTTTGAAAACTACATCAAACAGCCAAAACACTACGAGTTGAGAGGGCAGAGTTTGGTGTGGTTTTGAGAGCAAAAAGTTATTACATATATTTCATCTTCTGGTTTATCATTGGGTAGAAAGGAGGTGGGATTATGAATTTTGATACAAAATACTTAATAAGATGGGGTATTCCTGGCTGGGTTTTTATGATATTTGTTTGTCTTATGTATGTTGTGAGGGAATTTAAAGCATTGTCTGAAGCAGATCTTAACATAGGGAACGTAGTTAGCTTTGTAGTATTAATAGGTTTTGTTGGGGTTACAATCGGTTATCTAATGCATCAAGTTTACTTTTCTATCAATTGGAATGGTACAAACAACAAACAAAGAAGAGTAATTGATGATGCACTACTCCTTGTGAAGGATAAGGAAAGAATCCGAAAATATAAAAACCATACATGGGGAAAGAATTATCACGAAGACTACTATTTGTTTGAATTTCATTGGCATAGCTTCCTATTAAGTTTATGCATAGAAAAAAGAACGTATCTAGAAGACAGATATAGACATCTTTTATCTACAATACATGCTCTAGGAGCATTAAGAGCTGCTTTGTTGTCATCGTTAATAGTAAACTTTGTGATTGTATTACTAACTTTCAACAAAACAGAACCAGCACTAAGTTTTGTACTTCCAGGATTAATAATTTTATTAAACATATATTTATTATTTGTATCAGATAAAGGATTTAAATATTACAGTTCAAATTTAAATCATTTCCAAGGGTACTTTTTGGATAATCATTTTAGTGAAGTTGAAGTATCTACTAATGCGGAGACGGAGCTACCAGAAATAGATGAACAGGAAAATGAAGAATCAATCGAAGTTTAAAGGTCACGATATGTTTTCGTGCCTTTTTTATTTTACAAAGCAACTAGCATAATGGGGTGATGCCATTGGACATCGTAGTAACGATTCCTAAGAGTGAATATGTAAATGATGATAAAGAAACTGCTGTTTATGAACAAGGTGGATATGAACAGTTCTGGCAACTATCCAGACAACCTAAAAAGCTAAACATTGGTGATAGAGTGTATTTCGTAAAAAATGGATATATTGAGTCATCAATGAAAGTAATACAAATCGAAACAAAGGCGACTGCGTCATGTGAGGTAACTAATCGCACATGGAATGGTTGTCTTATTTTTATGGATGATTTAATGCAAGAACAATTAGAACAAGTAAGAGGCTTCCAAGGCTTCAGGTATAGGTGGTGGTGATTATGAGATATGGCTAGAGCGAGAGATCCGAATCGAGATAAAGCATTTGAAATTTATAAAGAACATAACGGTGATATCCCACTTAAAGATATTGCTGTACAACTCTGTAAAGGCGAAGGTACCGTCCGAGGGTGGAAAAATAAAGATAAGTGGGATGAAACATTGAATGGAACGCTCCAATCAAATGAACGGAACGTTCCAAATAAAGTTGGAGCCCCAAAAGGCAATGATAATGCTAAGGGAAACAGAGGTAATCCCAATCCGACACCTAAGTTTCCGAAACGCAACTCAATCGCAGAGAAACATGGCTTTTTCTCGAAGTTTCTACCAGAGGAAACACTTGAAATCATGGAAGCGATGAACGAGCGTTCTCCAGCCGATTTAATCTGGGACCAAATACAGATACAGTATGCTGCAATCATAAGGGCTCAAAGAATTATGCATGTTGAATCCAAAGACGAAATAATTAAGGAGCTCAAAAAGGCAAAATACGATTACTATCCGCGTTCAAAAGAGGATGGTGGAGGCGTAGAAAAGGCTGTAACAGAAGAAGAATATGAATTTCAATTCGCATGGGAACGACAGGCGCAACTACTCACTGCTCAATCGAGAGCAATTGGGGAGTTGCGTTCTTCTATTCGTCAGTTTGTTGAGATGGCTGATCAGGATGATGAGCGTAGGCTTAAACTGGAACAGATGCAACTTAACATCGATAAGACAAAAGCCGAAATCGAAAAACTTGATAAGAAGGATGACGGACCTATTGAGATTGTCATCAAACGAAAGGGTGAGGATTGATGGAGAAAGAAATTAATCCTCGATTTGACGATTTCCTTTTCGACTGGAGTTGCAAAACTCAACTTTTAGTCGGTGGGTATGGTTCTTCAAAATCCTATCATGTAGCCCTTAAAATACTTTTAAAATTACTTGAAGAAAAACGTACAGCTCTTGTCGTTCGTGAAGTTTACGATACACACAGAGATAGTACGTTTTCTTTATTTACTGAAATCATTGAGGATTTAGGTTTATCTGGCAAGATAAAGACTAGTTCATCACCTATGACTGTGAAGTTCCCGAATGGCTCTAAGATAATCTTTCGAGGAATGGATAAACCTGAAAAGCTAAAATCTATCAACAACATTTCTCTCATTTGGTTGGAGGAATGTAGTGAAATTAAATATGCAGGCTTTAAGGAATTGCTAGGCCGTTTACGACATCCAACGTTGGCCCTGTTTATTATCCTCTCTACCAATCCAGTATCAAAAGGGAATTGGGTGTATAAACATTTCTTTAAGAACGAGTTGGAAGACTATTTTGTCTTAAATGATGAGGAACTTTACAAGCTAAGAACCATCATAGTGAACAACACATATTATCACCACTCAACAGCAGATGATAATTTATTTTTGCCAGCAAGCTATATCGAACAACTTGATGAGATGGAGTTATATGATCCTGATCTTTATAGAATTGCACGTAAAGGGCGTTTCGGTGTCAATGGAGTATTAGTGCTTCCGCAGTTTGAGATAAAGCCTCATGACGAGGTAATGGCTGAAATAGCCAATATTAGAAAACCAATACGAAAAAACGGCATGGACTTTGGATTTGTTGATTCCTACAATGCTTTATTACGCATGGTTGTAGATCATGAGAATAAGTGGCTATACATCTACTGGGAGTATTACAAACGAGGCATGACCGACGATAAAACTGCCGATGAACTTGAGGAAGAAGGGCTCAAGAAATCAATTATTAAAGCTGATAATGCGGAGCCGAAAACAATTGCTTACTACAAGCAACGAGGCTTTCGTATGTTTGCTTGTAAGAAGCTAACGCGTATTGAGAACACAAAGAAGATGAAACGTTTCAAGCGTATCATTTGTTCAGATGCTTGTGTAAATACAATTCGAGAGTTGAAGGAGCTAACCTTCAAGAAAGATCCTAAAACAGATGAAATCTATGAAGACGAATTTAATATTGATCCACATACATTTTCGGCAATGTGGTATGGGCTGGATGATTACGATGTTGCCAGCGTGAAAGGGGTCAATTCAAAATAAGGGGGTGGTACAGTGAACGAATACATTGCTTATATCGATGCGAAAGGTGTTACACCTTTATTACTTGATAAGCTCGTTTCAGAAACTAAAGCTGAACGTAACAAGCGACTACTCAATTACAATCGATATAAAGCTGAACTGTCAGCAGTGCCGATTTTAACACGTAAACCAACCGATTACGCTCAAGGTAATGACCATGTTGTTCGTGTTGACGATAAGGTGAATAACACTTTAAATAATCCACTAGATGCTGAAATAGTAGATACCAAGGTGGGCTACATGTTCGGTAATCCAATTTCATACGTAGTAGACAAAAAAGTTCAAGGCCTTGATAAATTATCCGAGGCGATTGAGCTTTTTAATTTGCGTAATTCTGTTGATGATCTTGATAGTGAATCTGGCAAGAAAACAGCAATTTGTGGCTATTCAGCACGACTGCTTTACATTGATACCGATGGAAATGAACGTGTTACAACAATTGATCCATGGGAAACTATAATTCTTTCAGAAACAGCAGACGTTAGTGAACCTAAGTATTCCTTTAGATATTTCAAAAGTGCTGAACTAGATTCTGATAGAGAAAAAGTAGAGATTGAGCAGATGGTGTTTTACGATGCAACAACTGAAAAACTCTACACACGTACTGATGCCGATTCACCTTTTGCTTTGAAAAATGAACGGAAGCACTTATTCGACTATTGCCCTTTATTTGGTGTTCCTAATAATGAGGAGCTGCAGGGTGATGCAGACAAGGTGTACAACCTCATTGACGCTTATGATAGAACTTTATCTGATGCTTCAAACGAAATCGAACAGTTCCGATTGGCCTACCTAGTGCTTAAAGGTATGGGGATGGATGAAGAAGAGGCAAATAAGCTGGCTCGAACAGGTATCTTTGAACTGATGGGTGAGAATGACGACATTAAATATCTAACTAAAGATGTTAATGATCAAATGATTGAGAACCATTTAAATCGCTTAGAAGAGAACATCATGCGTTTAGCTAAGAGCGTGAACTTCAGTGATGAATCGTTTGCAGGTAATGCAAGTGGCGTGGCTATGAAGTATAAACTTATGGCACTGGAGAACAAATGCAAAACGATGGAGCGAAAGTTTACGACAGCTTTACGTTACCAATTCAAAGTCTTGTGTAGTGCATGGGCCAAGAAGGGTATTTGCTCTAAGGACGATTACTTGAAAGTTTGGTATGAATATAAACGAAACATTCCTATAGATTTATTATCTGAAGCGCAAGCGTCTCAAGCGTTAAAAGGGTTAGTGTCAGAGCGTACTCGCCTTTCTAAGTTATCAATCGTTGATGATGTGGAGTATGAACTTGAAGAGATACAGAAGGATGCTCAATTGTATGGAAATGAGCTTGAACTTTTGAACCAGGATAATGAAGATCCGAAAGAAGTTGATGAGTCATGAATCAACAGGAAATCAATCGTATCTTAGATGATTTAGAAGCTAAAGCTGAGAGGGACATTGAGGTTGTTTTTGCGCGACGATTAAAGACGATACTATTTCAAATGCTTGAGATGCATAAGAAGTTCGGTAAGAACGGTCAAGCTACTTGGACAGACGTTAACAAATATAATCGCTTTAATCAAGAGATGAAGTTAATTGCTCAACAGTTGAACGCTGATTACAAAGAGATTATTAAGCTCATACAAGCATCAGAGGAACGTCTTTACATCGAGAGATACTTATTATTGGCTTATCTCTTACAGCAGTCTACAGGCGAGGAAATGGGCTTTAAAATACCATCTGCTGAGGTGATTCAAGCAGCGTTAACTAATCCTGTTGAGTTTTTGTCGTTGCCTAAGATATTTGAGGCTCATAGAAACGAGATTATCAGGCGTTTGAACATTGAAATAGCACAGAGCCTACAAGCTGGTGAAAGCTATACAGATATGGCTATAAGGATTGAAAATGCTATGGGTTGGACAAGGAAGAAAGCTATTCTCGTTGCACGTACAGAAGGTGGCCGTGTGAGATCTCAGGTTGATTTAGCTATTGAGGAACAGGCGAGTAAAACAGCAAGGTTAACTAAGGTGTGGATGTCGTCACTTGATACAAGGGTTCGTAAGTCTCATAGAAAGCTAGACGGTCAGAAAGCTGATAAAGATGGCTACTATCACTATGGTAAGTGGAAATCAAAAGCACCGAGGTTATGGGGCATTGCTTCAATGGATATCCAGTGTCGCTGCCATACGATTTACATGGTGAATGGCAAGTTACCTGAATATAGACGAGGCAGAGACTACATGGATGAAACCTACCAAAAGAAATTGGCTGCTCGTATTGATGCTTATATGTCTGATCAAGGACTAACTTATAGACAAGCTTTTAACAAAGCGTATAAACAGGTTAAACCGCCAAGTGTCAATGTGCCATTTATGAGTTATGAAGAGTGGAAGAAAAAATTTAGCGCAAATTGAAGTTTGAAAGTTTCTCAAGGGTAATCAAAATCATTTTGTAATTAAGTAAGGAAAGTTATATAAGAATTTTAATTGTGTGGTAAAATAAACCATAATAACGTATTGAAATAACAAAAAAACATTTAATTAGGAGGTGGATTTTATGAATGATAAGAAGAATAATAAATTACAAATTTTAGCGATATTGCTGATGATATCATTATTGGTTGGGGCATTTGTTATTTTTTACTTAGGTCATTACATGGTGGGTTCAGCTTTATTTGTAATTTTTATGCTTATTTTGAACGGTATTAGTAGTTGGAAGAAAATGAAAAATGATGAGTACATTCATTTGAAAAATTATAAAAATAATGAGAAATGGTAATTAAACTACTTATTCTGCTTTTTCAAAACTTGGTTTTTTCTCATGATATTAATCAAAATTGTTATAAACCTACACAAGTCATTCACTTAGAATGGCTTTTTATTTTTGTCTTTCCTCTCGAAGACGTTATAAAGAACGAGAACAAATACACTATTGAACAGTTTAGGGATTCATTCGAGTAACTAAATTGGGCAAGGAGGAAATCATGAAATATTATCAAAATCCATTCAATTTAAGAACTCTATTACCATTAGATATTCAAATGCTTGCAGGAGAACCAAATCCTAATCCAGAGCCAACGCCTGAACCTACACCGGAGCCAACATCAGGAGGAAACGGTCAAGGGGCTACATTGACACTTGAATCGGTTCAATCATTTCTAAACGACAATGATGAGGGTAAGAAATGGCTTCAATCATTTGCTGATACTCGAGTAACTGATGCGATTAAAACGTACGAAACTAAAACTCTTCCAAAGAAATTAGAGGATGAGATTTCCAAGCGTTACCCACCAGAATCGGAGGAAGCAAAACAGTTACGCGACTTAAAAGCACAATTTGAGCAGTCTCAAAAAGAAGCTGCGCGTGAAAAGTTAGTTAATCAAGCGTTGTCTACTGCAACTGAAAAGAGCTTACCAGCAAAATTAGTAGAGTTCTTTGTAGGTGAAGATACAGAAAAGACAACTGCTAATTTAGGCATCTTAGAAGCTGAATTTAATGCGGCTGTACAAGCAGAAGTTGATAAACGTTTCAAAGATGGTGGAACGCCACCACCACCAAAAGGCGGTCATCCTACTGCATTGACGAAAGAGGCAGTGTTGAAAATGACGCCTGATGAAATCAATGCGAATTGGGATGAGATCGTAAAAAACAAATTACTATAACCGATTATCGGTAAGGAGGAAATTACATTATGGCTATTACAAATTTTATTCCAACAATCTGGTCAGCTCGACTATTACACAACTTACAAAAATCTTTAGTATTTGGACAAGCTGGTGTAATCAATCGTGATTATGAAGGTGAAATTAAGGCTTATGGTGACACTGTAAAAATCAATGGTATTGGTGCTGTAACAATCGGTGACTATACTAAAAACTCAAATATGGGTGATCCTGAAGAGCTAACAGATCATACTCGTTCACTACAAATCACTGAATCAAAATTCTTCAATTTCCAGATTGATGATCTTGATAAAATTCAACAAAACCCAAAATTAATGGATGCTGCAATGGCTGAAGCTGCTTATGCACTATCGAATGTTGCTGATCAATTTATTGCATCACATTATGTACATGCTACGAATACTATTGGTACTGATGCAACACCAATTGAAGTGACAAAGGATAATGCTTATGAATACCTAGTAGACCTTTCAACTAAGCTTGATGAATCAAATGTGCCAACTCAAGGTCGTTTTGCTGTTCTACCACCTTGGTTTGAAGGTCTGTTATTAAAAGATGATCGTTTTGTAGGTTCTGGAGCTCTACCAGCTGACGAGCGTTTGTTAAATGGGGTTGTAGGTCGTGCAGCAGGCTTCTTATTAATGAAATCTAACAATGCTCCTTCTGTAGCTGCTGACACTGGAGTGGTTGCAAACTCAAAAATCATTACAGGTCACAATATGGCGTGGACTTACGCTGAACAGGCAGCTCAAGTTGAGGGATACCGTCCTGAAAAACGATTCGCTGATGCTGTCAAAGGATTGCACCTCTATGGTGCCAAGGTAACGCGTCCTGAAGCTCTAGCAGTATTATCAGCTAAACGTCCACAATAAGGAGGGGTTCTACGTGTTTGTTAAAAACTTAAAAACAGAAATTACATGGGCGGTCACTGAGGAACACGGTGCCCGTCTTTTACGTACTGATGAATTTGAAGAGGTAGAAGCACCAAAACCAAAACGTGCTCCTGCTAAGAAATCAGAAACAGATGATGAAGCAGAAAAGTAGGTGGTCTTATGTGGGAACCAACACAAGAAGAATTAGATCAGCTAAAGCAATTGAATAATGTTACAGGAGCTAAGCATGATGGATTTTATCGTGCAATGGCTCCTATTTTATATGATGTAGCGAAAGACCACTGTAATGGAAAGTGGGAACCGTCAGATATGCCACAAGGTGTTAGATTATTTATTGCTAAAGCCATTCAGTTTAATACACAATCAACGGGTCTAAAAGGGCGTGTAATGGGAACTGTCTCGTATTCCTATGATACCGAGTTTCCTAAAGCCATTTGGACATATCTAAGGCCATATAAGAGGGTGAGATTCCATGCATTACGATGAATTTCCTCATACAGTTGAAGTGGTCGAGAAGAAAAAAGTATCGGATGGTGGTGGGGGTTTTGAAACTAAATGGTTTCCTGTTGATACCTTGGAAGCATTTGTCGATACTCCAACAAGTAAAGAGCAGTATTACGCACAGCAGCTAGGCAACCCGTTACAAAGGTATATGTATTATCCTTACAGAACCGATTTGACTTCTAGCATGCGGCTTCGCTATGAAGGTGAAATATATGCTTTTGCTGGTAGAGCCGAGGACCAAGGTGGTCAACATGAAATTATGCGTGTTGCTTTGAAATTAGTGACATAGAAAGGGGATGGACAAATGGCTAGCAGTATATTTAATACCGATGTATCGGTAAAAATGGTTGTTGAATCTGGAACACATAAAAGTGAAGTTGAGATTTTTAAAAATAAAGTTACCATTCAAGCTAAAGTCATTGAGACGAAGAAAGATGGCTAGGATTACTTACTCAGGTCGCCAATTAATGAGGGCTGCACAAAGGTTTGAAGAAGGTTTACTTGATAAAGTATCTGATATTGTTCACGAGACAGCGAGGTTAATACAAACACAAGCCAAGGCACTTGCGCCTGTTGATGATGGTAGCTTACGAGACTCAATTGAAATGAAGATGCTAGGTAAATACAACGCTGTTGTTTCTGTAGGAAGCCACTACGCTGTGTACGTGGAGCATGGAACAGGCATTTACGCTGAAAATGGAAATGGCCGCAGAACACCATGGACATATTTCAGTACAAAGCTAGGGCGTTATGTAACCACTGAAGGTATGAGAGCTCAACCATTTTGGGGTCCTGCTGTTGACGCTGGAAGGGATTATTTTGAAACAGAAATGAGGCGATTAGGCTTATGACGAATTATTATGCCTTGCCTTACTTTGAATTACAGAAGGCTATTTTTCAAAAGCTAACTGCTTGTGAAGCACTAACGGCCATTACGAGAAAAGATGAATGGGACTTAGGTGTTTATGATGCAGTAGACGAAAACACACCATATCCTTATGTGACAATATCAGAGCCGTATTCATCACCGAATGACACTAAAACAAGCAATATTGAAAGCATCACGTTTACCATTCATACGTGGTGGAAAGATAACGATGATTATAGTGGCAAACGTATTTCTTATGAGATGTTATCTGCCTGTCAAAGAGCTCTAATGACGCGTAATTACATTATTCCGAATGCGTCAATCTTGAGGGTCGAAAGGCGTGATTCAAGGGTGATAGATGATAATATGCCAGGTGTAAAGCATGGCATTTTAACGATGCAATATATAATACAAAACATTTAACAGTCCTATGGGGCTGTTTTTATTTTAGGAGGGAAAAGCTAAATGGCACGTTTAAACGGTAAAGACAGTCTATTGTTAGTACAACCCACTGACAATGCATTAGGCGCAGAGGGTTTTATAATCGGAGATCAAACCGAACATACACATTCTTATGAGCGTGAGTTAACGGATGAACAAACGAAATTCGGACGTATCTTAGGTCCTGGACAGTTATCAGAATCCTTGGATGTTACGTTTTACGGTAGCACTGATGACCCAGGACAAGCAGCAGTATTGGATGCCATTCAAAAAGGCACTCAACTAAAGGTATGGGAAGTCGAAAAGCATCTGAATAAGAATGGTAAGCACAATTCATTGTTTGCTTACACATACGTTGAATCGCTTGAAAAATCAGCGCCTACAGATGGATTCTTAGAGATTTCAGCTACATTACAAGTACTGAACACATCTAAACAGGGTGAATTAAATCCTTTACCAGATGATGTACTAAACTTTGGTGATTATGATTTCGAGGCTCCTGGTGAAAAAACTGGGGAGTTTAACGGTGAAGAAACAACAACTCCTGTTGCAGTAACAGGTTTATCGGTAAATCCGACAACGCTAACTGTTGCCGAAGGTGCCACTGGTAACATCGTCGCTAATGTAGTGCCAGTGAATGCCACAAATAAATCAGTGACATTTACATCAAGCAATGAAGCAATTGCTACTGTAAATGCACAAGGCGTTGTAACAGGCGTTGGAGAAGGTTCAGCTACGATTACAGCAACGACAGTCGATGGTGGATTTACAGCGACTACAGCAGTGACAGTAACTCTATAAACGAATGAGAGAGCGCTAATCAGCTCTCTTTTTTTATTGAAAACAAACAGAAAAGGATGATTATAAATGGCTCAACTATTAATTGGTGAAAACACTCTTACAGCGAAGTTTACTTTTGCTTTTAAAAATAAGGCAGATAAAGAATTTAATGATGTAGATGCTCACGGTAACCGACCAGGTGGATTTAATCAGATCTATCAAGGCTTACTGCAATTTGATTTAGATGCTTTACGTGCATTTTGGATGTGTGGACTGGCTCATTTATCTAAACAGCCAAGCCGCGCTGAAATTGAAGCAGCGTTAGAGAAACGAATCGAAGAAGATGGCGATGTAGAACCATTATTCAAAGAAGCATTTTGCGAAATAGATGAATCGGGTTTTTTCAAAAAAGCTGTCAAGACATACTGGGAGAACTTAGAGCTGTTCGACAAGATTGCATCCGAGGAAGAAAAAGAACAAGCAGCAATGGGAATCGAAATGCTGAAAGCAGCGAGAGCCGAATTATTAGGGAACAAACAGATCGAGTTAGTGAAATCCGACAAATCTATCGAGATGCAGCAAGATATTTAAAGGTTTATGATCCAGAGTTAATTCTTTCTTGGCGACCAAGTGAGTTCCAAGCGTTTTTAGAGGGCGCCAATGAAGCTCGTATTGACCATTATCAAACATTAGCTGATGCAGCCATGTTTAATCGAGTAGCAACTAATAAACCACGTATAAACCCTAAACGTGACTTATTTGACGCTGATAAGTTAAGACAAACATCACAACAAAAAGAAATAAGTCCAGAGATTAAGAAACGCCAACATGCAAAAGCAATGGCAGCATTGAAAAATTGGAAGCCATAGAAAGGAGAACGCTATGAACGGAAACTTTACAGCCAGAATTGGAGCCAGAATTACAGAGTTTATGGGCCGAATGCGTCAAGTTCGTGAGACAATTCGTTCCACAGCAAACGATGTACGTGTAGATATTGGTGCAGACGTTAGCCAATTTAATCGACGTATGGCTGAAATTCGAGCTCGTATAGCAGCACTTACTCGCGACCGAGTTGTCGTCAAAATCGAGGCACGGATAGAGAACTTCCAAAGAAAAATACAACGTATTGCTACAGACATTCGTGCCTTTGGTGAATTAATGCAACACACCCTAACTGGCTCATTGATTGCCGTTCTGCCGATGATTGCTCCACTAATAGCTAACATTGGGGTAGCTATCGCTAATCTTGGTCCAATGATCGGTACTTTAGCTGGTTCCACTTTTGCTTTAGTAGGAGCGTTCACAAGTGCTGGTGTAGCAGCTGGAGCCTTTGCGGCAGTTGCAATCCCGACTATCAAAAAGTTATTTGACGAAAACGCACAGTTAAATGCAGCTCAAAAGAATGCCAAAGCTTCTTTTGACAACATGAAATCAACCTATCAGGGCCTTGTAAAAGAAACTGAAAAGCCAGTGCTAAATGCTTTTACAAGTGCAATGCAGGCTACAAATACATTACTTACAAAGTTAAGGCCATTGTTTATATCCAGTGCTCAAGCAGTATCTAGCTTGATGACACAACTTAACGAAGCTATTGGTACACCTCCAATTCAAAAGTTCTTAGACTATTTGAATACAACAGGCGCACCGATGCTGAAAACAGTGACTCGTTCAATGGGGAATTTACTTCAAGGTGTATTCTCGATGTTAACAGCCTTTGCACCATTAACAGCATCAACAGCTAAAGGCTTCGAAGAAATGACAGCACGCTTTGCAGAATGGTCAAACGGTCTATCAGGAAGTTCTAAGTTTCAATCCTTTATGGATTATGTGAATACAAACATGCCGAAGATACGAGCAATCTTCAGAGATGCAACTGCAGGTATTGTCTATTTCTTCAGTGCATTTGGTGGATCATCGAGCGACATGATGACAGGTCTTGCAAATATGATGGCTCGATTTAAAGAGTGGTCAGCGAGTTTATCTCAAAACCAAGGATTCCAAACTTTCCTGTCCTATGTTCAACAGACTGCACCTAGCGTTCTTCAGTTAATTGGGAATCTAGCTAAGTTTCTAGTGAATCTAGGTATTGGTATGGCTCCTGTTGGTGCCGGACTAATGAACATTGTAAATAACATCTTAGAGTTTATTAACGAAGGGATGGAAGGAAACCGAGTTATCGGTGTACTTTTAGCTAGTTTTATTTCAATTGGGGGCGTTTTGTTAGCAGTTGTCCCTAATATTATTGCTTTTAGAGAACTTTTCAAAGGATTAGGGCCTGCCATTACAGGAGGCATAGGTAAGGCAATACCATTTGTTACTGGTTTATTCACTAATTTCAGTGGAACTATGGCGAAAATAGGAAGTGCCATTAAAAACTTCGGAAAGCCTATTGTTAAAGCGTTTGCCATGATGACCAGCCCAGTTGGCTTAGTAATTTTAGCTATAGTAGGGTTCATTGCCATATTAATACGTTTATATCAAACTAACGATAAATTCCGAGCTCAAGTTCAAACAGCCTGGGCAGCTATTAAAACAGGCATTTCCATTGCAATAACAGCAATTAAAAATTTAGTAATGTCGGTTTGGACACAGATCACAACATTTTGGAATGAAAATCAAGAAAGCATAAAGTCAACTGCATCAACCATTTGGAATGCTATCGGTACAGTAGTTACAACCGTTATGTCAGCCATTGGAGCTATCATGCAGTTTATTTGGCCTGTCGTTAAAGCTTTAATCGTTTCAACATGGGAGGCTATAAAAAACGTTATCCAAGGTGCCATTAATATTATTTTAGGCATCATTAAAACGTTCAGTGCTTTATTTAAAGGTGACTGGCAAGGTGTTTGGGATGGCATTAAACAAATTTTAGGTGGGGCATTACAAGCAGTTTGGGGTATTGTTAACCTTTACTTTATAGGTAAATTACTTGGCCCATTAAAGGCATTCGGTTCAACCGCAAAGACGTTTTTACAGGGAATTTGGACTGCGATAAAAGGAATCTTCACTAATACATTAAATGCCATAAAAAGTATTGTAACTTCCACGTTTAATGGAATCAAGACTACTATAACTTCGATTTGGAATGGAATTAAGTCATTCTTTACAACGGTTTTAAACGGTATCAAGACTGTTTTCACAAGTGTTTGGCGAGGTATTGCCTCCTTCTTAGATAATTTGTTTTCAAGTATTTCGGGTCTTGTACGTGCAGTGTGGAACGGTATTAAGAGTATTATTTCAAGTGTTTTAAATGCCATAGCTAATGTTGTTAAAAGCATTTGGAATGGTATTAAGAATGCAATTACAACTATTCTTAACGGTATTAAATCAACAATAGAAACCATTTGGAGTGGCTTTAAAAATATTGTTACAACAGCAATGAATAATGTTAAAACTGCTGTCGTTAACGGTTGGAATACAGCTAAATCGTTTTTAGAAAATATCAGTCTAGTAAGTATTGGTCAAAATATCGTAGCTGGATTGG